TAATCGTCATTGTGTAAAAACTTTAAGGAGTTTTAAAAATGGCCGCTCTTACACTTATTGAAGCCGCTAAGCTCTACATCAGCAATGGTGAAGATGTTCGCGGTGCTATCGTTCAGCTTTTCGGTGAATCTAACAATGTTATGCGATATCTGCCGTTCACCGACATTAACGGCAACGCGCTCAACTATGCTCAGGAAGGTTCTCTTCCCGGCGTTGCTTTCCGTGGCGTGAATGAATCGTTCACTCCGTCTACCGGCGTTATTAACCCGATGGTTGAGCCTCTCCGCATTGCAGGCGGCGAAGTAGACGTTGACACTTTCATTATTGACACTATGGGTATGGAAGCGCGTTCAACTCATGAAGCGATGAAAATCAAGGCTATCACTCAGGACTTCCAGCGCGTATTCTTCAAAGGCGACAACGCAAGTAACGCCGCTGAACCTGACGGGCTTCAGAATCGTCTGACTGGCGATCAAGTTATCAGCAACGCCTCTGGCTCGCCTGTGGCTGCTGCCGCTCTTTCTCTTGCTAAACTCGACGAAGCTATCGACGCCGTTTCCAACCCGACTCACATTTTTATGTCGAAAGCACTGAAACGCCGCCTGTCTGCCGCTGCTCGTTCAACTTCGGTTGCTGGCAATATTCAGATGGGTCTCGACCAGTTCGGCGCTTCTGTTATGCTTTACAACGGCATTCCTGTTGTTGCGGTTGCCGACGCTTCCGATAAAGACACCGTTCTTCCGTTCTCTGAAACCGCTTCTGTCGGTTCTCCCGCCTCTACCTATTGCACCAGCATCTATGTTGTATCTCTGATGCCCGGTATGCTGACTGGTATTCAAGCCAACGGCGGTATGAATGTTCGCGACCTTGGCGAATTAGACGACAAGCCTGTTTACAGGACACGCGTTCAGTGGTATGCATCTATCGCTCTGCTTCACAGCCGCGCCGCTGCTCGTCTCTGCGACATCGTTGACGGTGACGTCACTGCGTAACCTACGCGGGCGGGGTTGCAATAGCCCTGCCCTACTAACTTAACTCAGGAGATTTATAAATGAGCGCAAGAATCAATCTCGGCACTTACGATGCCGAAACCCTTCTTCACAAGCCGACCACTGCCGCTATCACAGCTTCTGCCGAAGGTAAAGTCGGAACTACCGCAAAAGTAATCGACTTCGGCGATGATGCAAGTCGCATGGATGCAAAAGCAATCATCGACGTTGCTGCTGCTGGCACTGGCACAGGTCAGAAACAAGTTATCAATATTCAAGTATCTGATGACAACTTCGCAGCTGACATTTACAATGTCGGTGTTCTCGAACTTGGCGATGCCGCTCAACTCGTCGGTGATACCGATGTCGGCGTTGGTCGATACGAAATCCCATTCAACAACCTTGTTAACGGCACTCCGAAGCGTTACTGCCGCGTGTATGCGACTATTGCTGTCACTTCACCGGTAACTTCGCTTGAATACACAGCGTATCTCGTCCCGGCCTAACGATTGAATCTGACGGGGGGAGCAATTTCCCCCTGTCTTTAAAATGGGGGAAAAATGAAAATAGTTACCGAAGACACCAAAGTTGCTGTTGCGCCAGTTGTTAATCTTGCGCCCGGCATTGTAAGACTCTATAATAAGATAGACGGTTCAACCGTCGATGTTCACACCGTTGATGGCAGGGAATATATCAAGCGACTGCCGCATTTGTGGAGTTATTCGCCAGTTGCAAAAGAGCAGGCAAAGGCCGAAAATGCTGTAATTGTGCCTGAACCCGCAAAAAAAGAAATCAAGCAGGTTGCCGAAGTGGTTGCAGAACCCACGCCAATCGTTGAAGATAAGCCCGTTTCTGCTCGCTCTCGCAAACTTGCTAAGTTGGATAATTAACGTTTATTGATTTTCTAGGAGTGTAAAATGCCTGTATCACCCAACATTTTAGTAGTTGAAGATGGCTCAATCGTTGCCGATGCTAACTCTTACATTGATTACGATTACGCCGAAAACTATCACACTCTGCGCGGCAATAGCGCGTGGGCGGCTGGCGACTCCACTGAAAAACAATACGCGATAATCCGCGCAACTCAGGCAGTAGATTCAATCTACAAAGGTAAATGGAAAGGCAATCCTACCGAATACGGCACGCAAGAGCTTGAATGGCCGCGTTCTGGCGTTACGGTAGGTTCGACCAATATCGATGATGACATTATTCCCGCTGTAATCAAGAAGGCAGTATGTGAAGCGGCTTTGCGTGAACTTGCAAGCCCAAACAGTATGACACCTGACCTTGAACGCGGTGGCGAAATAAAGCGAGTTAAGGCCGATGTCGTTGAGATTGAATACTCAGACGGCGCAAACGCGACGACTACGTTCACTGCTATCGACGGCCTTCTTGCTGACCTTGTTACTGGCACATCGGCAAGTAACATCGACTCTTACGAAATGTTGTTAGGTTAAACCATGGGATTATTAGACGGCGGGATTAAAAAGATTATCGGCGATGCTCTGCCGTTTTTGTTTCTTGATTTTGTGCTGATTCGTAGCACAACCACGGCACCGACTAATCCGTGGGAAAATCCTACTGTTACCGAGACCGAATACCCTTGCAAGGCCATTATTACACAGTTTAAGTATCACGAAATAGACGGCGAAAAGATTAAAGCAGAAGACCACAAAATCGTTTTCTTGGCTGATTCTATGGCGATTGATCCATCTATTAACGATCGCGTTCAGCGCGTCGGCGAAACAAGGCGTTATTTGATAGTATCGCCAGTGCGTAAAGACCCTGCCGGTGCTACGTTCACGGCTCAGGTGCGTTAATATGGCTAAGAAAGTCAGAGAATTAAAGGGTTTTATTGCTGATTTGAAGCAATTTAAAGACAAGATTTTGCCTGAAACTTTCGTGGCTTTTCAGAAATGGATTGCTTTAAAACTTTACGGAATGATTATGCAGAAAACGCCGGTTGATAAGGGCACTTTGCGCGGGTCTTGGACAATTAGTATTGGCTCTCAAGACACAACGCCTGCGAATAAGACTACAACCGCTAAACAAGGTCAAGGCTTAACCGCAAGCGAAAAGGGTGTGCTTGATGCGGCTCTAGCACAAATGGCAGAAGCGAAACTAGGGCAGATAATCTGGATGAATAATGCTATGCCTTATGTTTTACGGATTGAATTTGATGGGCATTCCAGCGTTAAGGCGCCTGCTGGGATGGTTCAAATTAGTATTAACGAAATGAGAAGTTTTTTGGCAACTAAGAAGAGCGAATTTGTAGCTTTACGACGGCAGGGGGCAATATGACAGCGGCAACCAACTATTCAGACGAATTTACCAAGATTGCGACAATTTTAAACACGAATTGGAAAGAGGGCAGCCCGCTTGCCGCAATTACTCCTATTTTGTGGCCGGGTATCAGTTCTGCCGTGCCAACCGATGCAAACGGCAATAAAATCTCGCATATCAGATTTTTTATTATGAATGGCACAGCCGAACAGGTGAGTATTGGCGGGTTAACAAACATTCACCGACACCCGAATATTTTAAATGTAAAAATTTTTACACCGCAAGGGCAAGGCGAATTGCCCGCGCGTGATTTGGCCGATAAATTTTGTTCTATTTTTCGCAACTTAACCAGCGAAAATATTAGGTTTAAAACGCCTTATTGTGTTGTAATGGGTAACACCGAAGACGGGTATTATCAAATTAACTGTTTTTGCCCGTTTGAGCGGGATAGCTTACTGTAAAAGGAGTATTTTAAATGAACAGTTCACAGACCGAACTCAGCTATGTTGCTGAGGATGCTTGGGGCGTTACACCAACGTCACCTACACCCGCTTTTCAGGCTATCCGCATGACTGGCGAATCCCTGAAAATCACCAATGAAAGCGTCGTATCTGACGAAATCAGACCCGACCGCAACGTGCCAGACACAATTCTTGTCGGCGGTGATGCTTCAGGCGGTATCGACGGCGAATTGAGTTATGGCACATTCGATGATTTCATTGAGTCGGTGCTTTACAGCACTTGGTCAGGCTCGCCTGCCAATTCGATTGTAAATGGCGTAACTCAGAAGTCGTTTACTTTGCAGAAAAAGCAGACTGGCAACGGCTTGGCCGCTGTTTATGAGCTTTACAAGGGTATGGTTGCCGATACTATGACAATTAATATTGCTGCAAAAGAAAAAACCACCGTAGGCTTCACTTTTGTAGGCAAAGGCGGCGTTATTGGCACGGCTATAACAGGCACAGTAACCGATGCGGGCGATGAAGAAATTCTCGATGGCGCAAACGCTTTCACACTCAGCAAGGCGTGGACTTCACCACTTCCTAAGTTGATGAATATGACTATCAACATCAGCAACGGCCTTTCTGGTCGTTCAGTGGCTGGTAGCCGCGACCTTGTGCGCGTTTCTGCCTCTCGCTGCACCGTGACTGGTTCCGCAAGCTTCTATTTTGAAACAAAGGCAATGATGGACTTGTTCCTTGCAGGCACAGCAGGCGAAATCGCCGTAACTCTCGGAAAAGTCACGGGCGAAAAATACACTATCACGCTGCCGAACGTAAAAATCACTGACGCAGACCATTTCAGCCCGAATAATGACGATGATGTAATGCTAAACGTTACTTGGTCAGCACATTATGACGATGGTATCGACGGCACTATCAAAATCGACAGAGCAGTAGCGTAATCAACACTGGTGGCGGGGTTAATGGCCTCGCCGCACTATAAAATCAATTAACGATGGGGGAAATTATGGATATTCGCAAACTTTTCGGCGTGAATAAAGCAAAAGAATCGGAAGGCGCATGGTGCCCGATTGGCGGTGGCATTGAAGTAAAGGTAAAACGCGCAGGGCAGGCTAACAAAGAGTTTGCCGCTGAACAGATGAAGATGCTCAAGCCGTTTTCAAAGCAAATAGCGATGAACACAATGGATATGGATATTCTCAGGCAGATTAACGCAAAGCTGTTTGCCAAGCATATTATTGTAGATTGGCGTGGCGTCTCAATCGACGGCGAAGAAATCCCATTCACAAAAGAAAAGTTTCTTGAATTCGCTATCGAAATGCCTGACTTCTTCTCTGACGTTTTCGCGGCTGCAACTGAATTACAGAACTTTCAGGATAATGAGGACGCCGAACTTGAAAAAAAGCCCGTGAGTTCTACCGATACCGATTAAACTATAGCGACGTTTGGGATAGCTTTGTTGAAGAATCTGAAACAACTGGCAAGATTCACAAGGTTATCTTAAACGCCCCTGATTTGCCCGAATGCCTCGACTTTGCGTGGGCTGTCTATCAGGATTTAAGCGGGTGCAGAAACGAATGCGACTGCATACCGATTAGCGAGATAAAGGCGTATTGTGAGTTTTACGACATTGCTGACCCGCTAATTCGTGCTTTTTTGGTTAAAATAATTACCGGATTAAACCTGGAAATGGTAGAATATAGAGAAGAGAAAAGAAAACGCGAAGAACGAATGGGGAAGCTGAAAAAATAGGCTTCCCTATTTTATTTGAATCGAAAGGCGGCAAATTATGGCAAGTTATGAAGCATATCTAGGTGTTGGTATTGATGCGAGCGGGGCGCAAGTTGGTGCCAATCAGTTTGCAGGCGCTACCGATAAAGTGTCTGCTGCTGCTCAAAAGGCGGCGGCTGCTAATGCTAAATTTCAACAACAGGTTCATCAAGCAGCGTTAATGCTGAAATTCTTTGCCGTAGCAGCAACAACAATCACTGTCCGCACTATTTCAGAATACACTTACGCAATGTCTAGCGTTCAGGCTGTCACAAAGGCAACTGCTAACGATATGGTTCAGCTTGAAAAGATTACTCGTGAGCTAGGCGCAACCACACAGTTTACCGCGTCGCAAGCAGCTGAAGGTGCAAAATTCTTGGGAATGGCAGGCTTTACGACAAATCAAATTCTTGAAGCATTGCCCGCTACCCTAGACTTGGCCGCTGCTGCAACTTTGAGCATGGGCCAAGCCGCCGATATTACATCAAATATTATGTCAGGTTTTGGACTGGCCGCAAATCAGGCAGGGAAAGCCGCTGACGTTCTTGCCGCTATTGCATCAAGCGCAAACACTGACGTTACAGGCATGGGGCAGGCGATGAAATACGTTGGCCCTATCGCACGTTCTTTGGGTATTAGTATGGAAGATACTGCCGCTGCTGTCGGTGTGCTTGCTAATCAGGGTATTCAAGGTTCAATGGCTGGAACGGGCTTAAAGACTTCTTTCTCCGCTCTTGTTGGCCCGACAAAGGCCGCAAAAGCCGCAATAAAAAGCCTTGGTCTTGACTTGAAAGACGTTAACCCGCAATTCAACAGCCTCGAAGACGTTATAAAAAGATTTGCTGTTGCTGGACTTGATGCAGAACGCGCTTTTACTATTTTCGGTCAACGCGGCGCGACTGCTATGCTTGCTCTTACTGGTGATATTTCTGGTCTTGAGAAGCTTTTAGAAGTTACAAACGACGCAACGGGATCTGCGGAGCGCATGGCAAAGATTATGCGCGATAACGTAAAGGGTGATGCTGATTTGCTAAAAAGTGCATTATCCGAACTAGCATTTGTTATCGGTGATGCTGGTTTAACAAAGGCCGTTCGTGGCTTTATTCAAGAGGCGACGCGAATGGCGACCGTTGTGAGCGAAACGGCAAGCGGCATTCTTAAAAATCGCGAAAATGTTCAATTGCTTTCAGACTCTTTAAATGTGTTG